TCATTTCAAATGACATTCTTGGTAATGTTATAGCAACCATTTTGTTTAAATCTGGTTGTTGTTCCAATCTTGCAAGAAACTTTTGAGATGGACCATATGCCAATGGCACCTTCATTTCTTGTGCAGGTACACCTTCTTGAGTTTCATGTTTTACATGAATATTATTGAATAATGTACCAAAACCAATAATAGTTTTTCTGATTATTTCGTGATAATAATAAGTTCCTAACATTAGAATGTACCAAATGGATTTGATTCAGAGAAGTCTAGTATTTGATCTGCATCAAATTCTATGTCATCGTTCTGTTGATATTTATCTGTAGTAGTGCTTGCTGTACCAGTTGTACTGGTTTCGTAGGTAGCACCAGACTTGGATCCAACTAGTCTTTCACCTTCATAGAAGGTTCCAGTCATAATACCAACCTGGAGAATTCCAGTATCTGCATCCCAATTCTTAACCCGTCCAACAACATTGGATCTCTGCCCAGTCACTTCTTCATTAAACCAGAATGTTCCAACTCCAACAGTAGCACCAGCACCAATTGTAATTGTTGGTGGTGAGAAGAATCCTGCTCCAGCATCAAGAATGTATACATTTGATATTGGATTAGTTGATGCAGTACCAACGACAGCATGAGCAGTTGCTGGTAATTGTGGTGATAAAGATGGAAGACTTACTGCAACAGTTGGAGAAGTTGAATAACCAACACCATGATTTGTTATATTAATAGTTTGTAAACCTTTCTTACCTGCAGGAACTAATGAACATGTAGCAGCAGCACCTGTACCTCCACCACCACTAATTGTTATAATAGGTGCAGTATTTCCATATCCAACACCAGCATGTGTTAGATATATGTACTCAAGTGAAGTAACTTGATTCCTAGTTGTAAGAATACCAATAGCAGTAGCTTGTGTTCCACCAGCAGGAGGTGCGGAAATACTTATTGTAGGAGTACTAGTAAATCCAGAACCATCATTATTCAAGAATACTCTCTGAATTCCACCAGTTCCAATAACAGCAGTAGCAGTGGCAGTTGAAACATTCTGAACTAATGGGAAGTCTGTAATATGTCCAAGATCTTCAACTTTAGTATCAATCTCCTCAACACCAGTATCAATAACCTCATCCTCATATTCAAAGAGTTCACATTGAAGTTTGTAAATATAGTTCTTACCTAACTGATAGAAAGGATCTTCATGCTCTACAAATTTAACTTCAAATAATCTATTTCCCAATGGGAAGAATACTAAATCACCTTCTCTAGGACGGGTATCTATTATCATTTCATCATCAGGCATAGCTTCCATGAAAGGAGCAATAAAGTCTTCAAACCTTTCTCTTGAAATACTTACTGTCAATTCATCTTTTAAAGTCATACCAAATTTTGTCATGATATCACCTTGTCCACCATATCCATCAAAAGTTTCTACATATGCTTCTAATAAGAAGTTATCATCAAACTTAGATCTCTCAAGTTCTTCAAAAACAGTACTTCTGTTTACAATTTTTCGTGGAATATATGTTATTTCAACACCATAAATTTTCAGTTGCTCATTAATGAGCTCCTGCATTAAATTTTGTTCTCCAACAGAACCTTGTAAAAAGAAGGGGTTTAATGCCATTATCCTATTAAGTCAAGAGGTGGAAGTTCATATTCGGTAGACATTGATGATTTAATTTCTGCTAATTCATTAACAGCATCATCATAAATTTCACGTCCATTAAGTTCAACTCCACCAGGTAATTTAGTTCCCTTAAACTTAATAAGATTTTGTCCCCATTGTTTTTTAATCAATGCAGTCAAATATTTTTTAACAAAGGTATCATTATAAACGTCACCAAAAATAGTAGGATCCAATGCTCTATAACAATCAATAATAATCCAATCATCAACATTTGCTTCACTCCAATTCATATCAATATATAATCTATTTGCTCTTTGATTAAATCTAAACTGTTTATCTGGTGTTAATAAAAAATCAATATCTTCCAAATAACTTTTTGTCATTGCATACTGCATTAATTCCACTGAATTAAAGTAATACAAGTCATTTAAGAATAATTGATATTTAATACTAAACATTCCACCAGATATTGCATTAGTATCAAATTTAAAAATTTTATTAATACCAACTACTGCATCTGGAATTGGTATAAAGTTCTTAGTCTCATAAAAATAATGTGTTGAAGCTGTACCGTTATTTGTTGTGCTATTTTCACCTGCTGCTGTTTTACTAGTTCTAGTAAGTGTAGTTGATGTACCTTGAGCAGTTCCTGTTGCTTCTCCCCTATCAATATCATCCTGACTAATTTTATATTTCAAATACATTCTTTCAACACCATCAAAGTGTCTTTCATTGAAATACTGAAAAGTATCATCTACTAGATCATCTATTTGATCATCATCAACGTTTATTTCAAGGACTGGAGCACCCAACTTCCTTTTACAGTAATCTACGAGTTCGACTCTTGTGGTTGGTTTTGCCATTAGAATTCTTTAGAATCAATGTTTGCTGCTATTTGCTTTTTAGTACCTCTGTTTTTTCTCTCCAATTTTTTAGTTAAATCTTCAACTTTTTCTGTTAACTCTTTAACTAGTTGACTTAATGTAGCTTGTTTTGCTTCTAAAGCAACCACTTGTGAGAATAAATCAAAGGACTTTTGTTGATATGCTATTATCAAATTTTTATAATCAGTTTCATTCATAGTTTTATATAATAAAAAAGGTGGGATTCCTCCCACCTATATTTATAATTTATTATTTAACCGTTAGAACGAACCGCCATCTACGGTGATATTATGAAGAATTCTTTGTCCTCCACTATATCCAATTGTCTCTGTTGTACCTGCTGCATCCTTAATCCATAAAGAACCAGTTTCTAATGCAGCATGTGCAGCAGCAGTTAAAACACTAGTGGATTCAGACACTTCTGCAGCAACAACAACTCTTGCTGAAGAGTCATCCCAATATACAGCAGCTTTCTTAGCAGAACCACTGTAATAGTGCATTATCAAACCAACGTCAATGTTGGCATCTGAACTTGGTGCTACCAGTGAACCACCACTGTTAACAAGTCCAACTTCAATAAGACTATCTTCAACCTTTAACGTCTCTGTGTTTAAGATTGATTGTGTACCCAGAACTGTTAGATTACCAGTTATGGTTGCGTTAGTTGAAACTGTAAGAGCACCAGTAACGGCAAGTGTTGAACCATCAAAGGTTAGATTTGCACTGTCTTCTAGTTCTCCAGCAGTACCAGCAATAACAACTCTATTATCAGTTAAATCTGATATCTTCGCACTGTCAGCAACTAATGCATCAATGTTTGCTGTACCATCAACATACAAATCTTTCCATTCTAATCCAGAAGCACCTAAATCTCTGGCACCATCTGTAGAAGGAACTAAATCACTATCAAATCTACCAGTAGCAGTAATAGTATCTCCAGTAGCATTACCAATATTTACATCACCATTTAAATCTGTTCTACCTTCAACTGTAGAAATACCTGTAACTAAAGAGTTACCTGCAACAGATACTCCTAATCCTACAACAAACTGATTATTAAATGTAGAAATTCCAGATGCTGTTACACTATCAACATCAGCAGTACCATCTAAGTATAAGTGTCTCCATTGTTGAGAACTACTACCTAAGTCATATCCATCATCACTAGTAGGAACTAAGTTAGAAGCAAATTCACCACCAACTACAATATCATCAGTAGCAGCATCACCAAGTCTAACTGTACCACCACGGAATGTAGCGATACCAATAAATTCAGATTGTCCACCAACATATAATCTATCAGTTACAGAAAGTGCTGCTCCGACATGAACACTCTTTTCTATACCAACACCACCTTCACATATGATAGCACCAGTATCTTTACTAGTAGAATCAGTAGTATCTGATATTGTCAGGGCACCCGTAAAGGTAGGTGCAGCAGTCCAACTTAATCCACCCGAACCATCATTTTGTAATATTGCTGTATTTGCACCCTGAGCATTTGGAAATGTTACAGAATAAGATGCTGCCAATGCAGCAGATGCTTTCATCGTGAAAGCATGTACACCGTTATTTGTTCCCTCAACTAAGTTCAATCCTGAACCAGCAGTAGCGGTTTCTTTCAACCAATATCGGTGCGAACCGAAAAACTTGTTGTTTGAAGAGTTATTATCTAATCCAATATAAAAATCATATTTGTCATTGGTGAATGCAGGTTCTCCCGCTTTCAACGCTGGCAAACTACCGAAAGCACCTCTCTTAAACTGTATTACAGGAGAAGCCATGTTGTAATTACTATACTTTTAATTATATTTATGGTTGTAGAAACTTACTTAGAAAGTTCCAGCATCCATTGCATTATCTTGGGTTGCATCTGACATATCTACAATATGATATGGTGATACATGTTCATACTTTTGAGTAGATGTATTATACATTAATACTGTATTTGTAGAACTCCTAGCAGAAGCATCAATATCATTGATACTACTAAGATTACCAATTGAAAATGAAGATGAGTTTACAAGTTTAGTTGCATTAACATTACCTAGTCTAACTCCAACTGAGGATACTGAACCTCTTCTTACTCTGATTGCCATTAGGTAACTCCGTCTCTTACTATTGCCATACCTTCAACAACCCTTTCTTTAGTTCCGTCAGGGTGAGTCAACAAAATATCATAAACCTGTCTACCAGGTGCTAACGCTGCTGTTTGAGTATCAGTTAAAGTTAATTTAATTTCTCCACCAGTAGCATTAGAAATTGATGCACTAAATGATGTTTGTGTAGTAGAAGCATGATGCTTTGATATTTTCGCATCAACACTATATCCAGTCAAATTCTGTGCAGAATTGGAATTACTATCTTCCAATGTGTACGTCTGACTGAAATCAGCACCTTGGTTTATAAGGATATTTGCGACGTATACTGCCATGTTATACGATTATAATTTTAACTATTTATTAGTTATTTCTTTCAATAAAGATTTTATCTCATCAATTTCATTACGTAATTGATCAATCTCTTCTTTTTCAGTTTTTCTTTTCTTTTTTAAATTAATATAGTTATTATACCCTACCGTATCGGTGCTAATAATAGCACCAGATTCATTACGGTAGAGATCTCTATGTCCTTCAACTCTTTGCATTATGCTAAAGCAATGATTCGTAAATCTTTGAATCTAGGTGCAAATGCTTCATTAGTTCCACTCATGACAATCTTAACTTTGAATCCAGTAAATGTATCAAGTTCACTAGCAGTAAACTGATATTCCTTAAATTCACCTTCTCCACTTGCAACTACCTTAGCATCTGGGCGACCGCTTCTCTTACTTAGACGTTCAGTACCAAATCCAACATCACCGAAACCATCACCATCAGTATCTCTCATATTATCATAACCAGGGAATAATTCCCACTTCTGCTCTACATCAGCAGAATCAGGTCTGAATAATTGATAGAGAAGTCTAAAGTCAGCAGATTCATGTCTGTATGCACCAACAAGTACTTTTAGTGATGATGCTGGTTGTGCAAGATCTACTCTCTTGGTAGAGTATATTGCTGAATGTGGGTCGTTAGTTAGTTCATTAACTCTTCCATCAGTAGAATAATCAACAACAGGATTATTCAATCTACTTCTACCAGTTATCATTACAACATTAGCATAATCAATAACAGGTGAAAGATTAGGATCTGCAGAACTAAGATCTACTTGATATGTAAATGACTTATTTCTTGGAAGAGCAGTTAAATACTGTTCTTCATTTGGTGCAGATGCAACAATTCTTGGACTGTTCAATATATTAAGTTGATCAATTTCAACTGGTTGGAATCCTTTATCAAGGAATGGTGTTTCAAACCCACCAGCACTTCTACCAGATACAGTTCTAATTCTACCCTTCATTGATGTTGATTCACCTGGTGTGATAACAACCATTCTTGGATCTATAGTATTGAACTGAACGTTTTTAGAAGCCTGTGTACTATGTCCACCAATAGCATCTTCATTAGTGAAACTAACGTCATTAGGTGAACCAGTACGATTTATATCTAGATAGTAACTATCCATCAATGGTTCTTTTACTCTAGTAGAAGTATGTGAAGCATTGACTCTCCTTAAATCCATACCATTAAGTTCATACTTAAGTATTTGAGAATTAATTGGATGTGTTCTTGGAAGTGAACCATCAACTCCCCTAGTACCAATTCCAAGAGTTCCTGCACCAGCAGTACCTGCATTAATTGAATCATAGAAGATTATCTCATCATTAAGTAATGCATAACCTGTAGTTCCATAATCACCATTAAACTGATTAAATCCTACAGTACTTGCAACAGAAATAGTTCCAGAAGAACCATCACTAATACTAACTATAGCATCTGTAGTTGTTGGAGTTGTACTTGGATAAATGCCAGAAATTTTTACTACATCAGTACCACTATGCATTGCATGATTGTACTGTTTTACATTAATGTAATTACCAGTACTGTATGTTCCATTTACAGTAGAACTTGTAACATCAGTATTTCCACTATTAAACTTAGTTGCTAATTCATTAAGATAGAAATCACCATTAGGAATACTATCTCCCTGAACACCAGTTAGATATATCGTATCTCTATTTGTAAGAGCACTAATAGTAATCTGTGTTCCAGTACCTTTAGAGACAGAAGATGTCTTAATACCGACAACATCACCAATCTTATAACCAGTTCCAGCAGTAGCAACTGTTGGTACTGTTAATAAGTGTACATGAACTGCATTACCAGTTCCAAATGTACATCCATCCATTGTTAATCCACTACCATTACCAGTAATGTTGTAAGTTTCAACACCATTAAACACTCCAGTACTATAACCAATACCAGCAAGACTAGGTAATAGAGTATTAGCAGCACCACCAACACCTTCAATGTATCCATGATTAGCACTTGGTGCAGTTGTAACACCAACTCTTGTACCAACAGTAAGACTATTAATCAAACCAGTAGTTGTTATTGCCTGAATACCAACTTTTAATTTTCTTGGAAGAGTTGTAATTGAATTATTATTCAATGTAGTAATTTCATGATCTTCCACATTAAATGGAGGATTGTAGAAAGTTACTGTTCCTTTAGTTGCAAATTCTGCTTTATAAAGTTTAAACTTCAAGTCTTGGAATTGATTTGGACTCCAAATTGTTCCATTCTGAGATTTAAACAAACTACCACCAGTATACTGTCTAGTAACAATAACATTTTCATCATCTGGTAAATCAGATGTTCCAACAGTCTTCTCACCCATTTGAGCAATCCATGCTTCATAGAAGTTAGAACTTGGTGCTAAAATTGCTATAGCATACTCAGTACTTGGTTGTAGATAAACTGGTGATGGGAATTTAATATGAGTTGCAACAGATGCATCATCAGAAACATTGATATCTTCTGGATTTAGTATTACTTGAGCAAAATCAGCTACTACAGTAGATGTTGGTGTACCCAATTCTACAGTTCTAATCTCAACTCTAACATTCTCTTCCTCGTCCTTATGTCCAAAGAATAAATCAACAGCAGTTAAGAATGCACCTGTTTCATCAACAGTAAATGATTGTGCTAGAGGATCACATTCTGGTTCTGGAGGTGGAGGTGGAATACGAACAATAACTAATGTTTGTGTATATGTATCAACAACACCAGTTGTTCTATAAGTTACATCTGCTCTACTAATTAATAGACTTCCAGGTAATGGATCTGAGTTTGTTGAACTATTAGTAAGTCTAAATGTTCTTGTACCAGTATTCCATCTTAATGGTGGGGGTGGAACATGATTAGGATCTTTAAAGAAGAATGAACCTTCTAAATCACCCCAGTTATCATTAATTAAACGAATATTGCTAACGGTTGCTTCTGCTTTACTTGTTTCACCAACAATAGTCATTCCTTTAGTAATATAACCATTAAACTTACCTTGTGCTTCTTCAGCAAGAGCAGTAATATCAATATTCAATACAGTAGATGATGCTGAATATGCAGTACCTAGTGTTATAGATCTGTCGTAAGGATTCTTACCATATGTCTTAGTAGGACTACTAATATTACCAGATTTATGTCCTGGTTGTGCTATTCTAGCAGTAAATACATGAGGACAATGAGTACCTCTTATATAACCTTTAACAGTCTCACCAACCTGGAATGTTCCAGAACCCATAGTAATTTCAACCAATTTTGGAATAATATCAATTCCACTAGCACTATCAAAGAATGGATAATATCTAGTATATGGTTGTAATCCCCATGATCTAAATTTAACGTTTCTAGAACGAATATACTTATCAGGTGCTCTACCTGTTTTCTTAGTTTCTATAAACTGATCGTTTCTATCACCCCAAATTTCTCTTACACCACCATCAACGTAAATATTTCTTACCCAGTTATCTGATGCAGGAGAAAGTTTAATAATACCTACCCATTCAATCATATTAAATGGGTTAACATTTTCAACTCTTGATGCTAATGGTTGATTAATCCATTCCTTTTCAGTATATGCAAGTGTAATTAAATCACCTGTTTTTTGAACATTAGAATCTAAAAGTGGTAAATCAGCAGAAAAATCAGCAGTCTCTACATTTACTGATGGATCTAAAGCAAGTTCTGGTTTAAATGACTCAAAATCAGTAGGAGTTTCTAGTTCATTTGTACTAGTATCAACATTAACTTTAGATGAAGAATCAAATCTTTGATCATCTTTGAAGTCATCGACAAAGAATCCAGTCTTAAATCTATCAAGTCCGTCTGCATCTCTAACTTGAAGTACCTTTGTATCCAACTCTAACATTGTTAGAGAGGTTATTGTTTCTAAATTTTCTATCCTATCCTCTAATCTACCAATATCACGCATGGTGTATCTCTTATTATCCACCATAGTAACTTTTACATTATCTGTATCAAACACATATGCAGGTATTTCAAGTGTGGCAATATCCATTGCCTCTTCTTCATTAATAGGAGTCGTTGCATTTATAGCAGGATTTCCTTCAATAACAGTAAACTTACCTTGCTTATTCAATACAAGTCTATCATTTCGCTCAAGATAATATTGGAAACTAATAAGTGAAGCTTCATTAGGAGCAACAATTAATGCAGGGTTAATTCCAGCAGTTCCAAAGTTTCTAGAAGATGGTGCAAATGGAGATGTTGTTGTAGAACTGAATACTGGTACTCTAGGTCTAAAATCTAGAAGGTTACTAGCACGATGTCCACCTGCTCTTTCTGTATACTCAGTTGTATCACGTTCAATATTAGAAATTGGTACAATTGGAATATCTGATTTGTATCTCTCAGCATCATATGATGCTACAGTATATACATCTCCAGTATCGTTTGCAGGAACATCATATCTATTAAATATTGCTAATAATTTAAATGTTGGTTTATATCCATCACCTTTCCTAACTAACCTACCATAATCATAATAAGATTGCTTTTGTCCCTTATCTAAATCAAATTTAGTAGTAACATCACTAAAGGTTCCTTCATTTACCTGAGCAACAGTAGTAGTAATATTAGATTCTTGGAATGTTGCTAATTCACCAACTTCAAATCTACTTGTATTCAAATAGACAATTTCCATCTTAGTATTAGATGTTCTGTCAGTAATTTGTGCTAATGCACCACTATCAGCACCAATAATAGTTTCTCCAAGAATAGCAGCATCTGCTAAACCTAAACCTGCAGGAAATTCAACACTTTCTAACTCAATAAGATTATTACTATCTAATGCTTCATAAACACCAACAAGTTTAACTGGATCTGGATAGTTTAAACAAATCTCCTCATCTTCAACACGTAATCCATAAAAACTATTTTGTGTTAATCCACTAGTAGTTGTAGATGCTAAAGATACACACTTATCGATAGTTACTTTTGTGCTTCTTATATAATCTTTCTTCTTACTTGTAAGTCCCTGTTTTTTAAGTGTTGTATTGACAGTAACCTGACTACTACCACTAACTGTCTGATTTGGTAATAAACCATTTAAATTAACAGTAGAACCATTATTGGCAAGAGTAACTTGATCACTAGTTAATGCTTCAATAGTATCATTATTATAGAAAACAGAATATCTTTCAGCATCATATGGTTCAAAGAATGCACTTTGAATACCAGTAACAGCACTTGTCGGTAATATCATATTACCAGTAGAAGAATCAGTTTCTCTACCAGTTATCTGTTGTGTAACTGCAAGATTAGAAGTAGATAGATTTATAGATGCAACTGGGAGTCTTCTACTTATTACACCATACAGACCACCTTTCTGTTGAACTACTGGTTCCACTAAACTAAAAGTACCAGTATATGCTAAATCAGAATCTTTATCACAAACATTAGAAACATCAGCAGGTGCATCATCTAATGTTATTGTATTTCCAGTTGATGCTACTGCAGTAACTTTATTAAATGTTGGTACAGTTTTATCACTACGCTGATACTTAATAACAGAACCAACCTTAACCTTAGATGCCCAATTTCTACCAGCACATGTTGTTATACCTGTAGTGGCAGCAATTGTAATATCATCAGTAAGACTAAATCCTTGTATTTTCTGTTCTTTTAATACTGTATCTGCTACAAATACTTGCTTAATAGTATTATCTAATGATGGAGAATTCTGGAAAACAGACTTAACATCTTTAGTGCTATTAATCGTTATTTCACGTATAGTCCTTGATGGACCAGTTTCATCTTCATTAATAGTAATTGCTTCACCATTAAGGAATGTTCCAGAGGTTTGAGTTATATTAATCGAAGTTCCACCACCACCTGCTGCTACAGCAAATCCAGTTGCACCACTAGAACGTCCTTTAATCCTAGAGTTTGCTGGTAATTCTGCACTTGTTAATGAAGTATTTACAGTTATATTTGTATAAGTCTGCAAATCATAAACATATAAATCCCATTCTGTAGCAGCATTTTCATAAGAATCATCAGTTAAATTGAATGAATATACCTTTGCTTCACCTATTTTAGTTCCATTAGAAGCATTTACAGAATTCTTTCTATCATTATACAATTCTACTACGTTATTAGCACCAACTCTAAGCCAAGGAGTACCATTAACATTATTCAATCTTATTAATGTTCCAAATTCAAATGGAATATTTGAAGATGTAGTTGGATCAGTAGTTCTTGGTTTATTAACATCTAGAACTGTTGTACTAACACTCTCAATATCATATCCTCTAACATATGCCTTACCTGGAGATACACATACTGCCATCAAATCATCAGATGGTTTATTTCTTTGATCAGTCTCTTGCTCTGGTAAAAAGACACCGTTATTACCTTCACGGTCATTTAGAGTCTCTTTAACATCAATATCATATCTACCTACAGAATAGTTTCCAGATTCTTCAAAAGTTCTCTTAGCAAAATAATCTTTAATTATAGAATATTGCGTTTTATCCTGGAGTTTCTTAATTACACCATTTTCAACTCTTACTAACTCAACAAATGTCTTATCATCATGATCAGTTAATAGTTTTTTGGATAATGTAGTAGAAATTTTTAATCTATCTGCACCTGGAGCAGCATAGTTAGAAAATCCTTTAGCATTATCATATAATGATTCATCATCCTTTGCAGAAATAATTTCTTCACTTACACTTAATCCTACTCTATATGATGGAGTATTTGTATATGGATCAAGAAGTATAGTGACAGTACTAACGTCTACAAAAGTTCCTCTAATAAAATATACACCTTGCCCAACAGAAGCAGCACTACCAACAGAAGTTGCATTTTCTGATATAAGAGTTGCTATAGTATCTTCTGCATTAACTGTAGTATTACCATAAGTAAATGGTTTTTCTACAATTAATGTCTCACCATCTGTAAATGGAACTACTTCATTAGTATTACCAGATCTAATATATTTTACAAATACTGTTGGATCACTAATTCCAGCAGATTCAGAAATATTTTCATATCTAGTAACAGTAGCAACTACACCAGAATCTTGTCCTCTAAGACGATTACCAATTAATTTATCACCATATACAGATACATCTACACCTAAATGATCGGAATTTAATTTAACAGCAGCAAAATTTACATCGACGTTAATATTTCCAGGAATCACCATTGATCCCTCTTTGAAAATATGACTACCAAACGACTCTACTTGGTTTTGTAGAGTTGACTGTAAAGCAGTTAATTCCCTTGCTTGGACTGGATGCCCTGGTTTGAATAAGACCCTATAGAAATTCTTGTACTTGTCAAAGTCATCATAATAGGGACTTATATTTAAATTCGTTTTTTGTGGCATTAGAATTCCAGAATAATTTTAACGTCTTCTTTTTGTCGAGAGTTTCGGGTAATCTCAGGACGGTTATCGATATAGATTATGTCACCCGTTCCTTTATTTATCTCAGGACTAGCAATACCATTTGTAAACTCAAGTCCTAATGAAATAAGTTTAGAACCACTAGGATTAGTGTTAATTCCAGTGTAGTTGCGATCTATTGTTCCCGTAAATCCATCAGAACTCAAAATGTTATTAATGGTAATACCACCTGGAGCATCAGTCTCAAATGGTAATACATTTCCTGCTGTACTAATACCAGCATGATCGGTACTATCATATGTGGTTGGATTTAGGAATAATGTCCTATCCTGTGTATATTTAAGAACTTTTGTTTCCCTATCATAAGAAGAAACATAACCCTGTGCAGTTCCTTCACTAGTCGCTTGAGTAATCTTGGAACCAATTGCAGGTACAGTTGTAGTTTCACCAGAAACTGATAAAAACTTAAATGCACCTAAAGATGAGAACTGTGGAGCAGTAAATACTGAACTAGCAGTTCCTATTGTAGTTGGGTTCTTAACTATTCCAATTTGTCCAAATTTAGTATCAATCGGGAAATCCCTTGTTGAATCATCAAATCTGGCATAAACCAATACTTTATCAGCACCCAATTCACTGTAAATATCATTACCATGCCCCTTTGAAGGAGGAATAATAGGAATTAATTTAGCGTTAGCTGTTCCTACACCAACAGGTCTAATTGGACCTAAATCAATAGCACCAAAACTATACCCTTTACCACCAGCAGATACTACTGCATTTGTTATATTACCACTTGAGTTGACATCAACTACAACTTTACCTCCAGAACCATCACCTAAAATGTTCAATTCCCAAGAACCTGTAGAATATCCTTGTCCTCTATTATCAATATAAACCTGTTTAATTTGGTTTTCATTAATATCAGAATCTCCATTATTTCTTACTGATGTTATTTGTACATCAGTTGTACTATCCCAATTATTTGGTAATGAAATATATTCTGTAGAATCAAATTTTATAATATCACTTGGACTAACGGTAAATAGATACTTCCATGTATAACCATCACTACCATCACCTGCTTTAGTAGGTTCTAAATCCGTAAATGTTGGTTCATTTAGAGAAGCATTACCAGTAGTTGATATTCCAGAAGCACCGTTATTAATACAAATATAAACTTTAAATTCACTATTAATCACATAGTAGTTTGCATCATATAATCTTGATGAACCTGTAATAGGTGAAAGATTAGTCAAACTATAGTCATGACGATACATTTCATATTTTGTTCCTCTTGCCCAAGTAATCTTTCTTGCTAACCTTCTTACATTGGCAGAAGTAACCTTCTTACCAAAAGACATGTTATCACCAACAAATCCTTGATAATCAAAATTATCCACAGGACTAGGTGTTGCGGTATCCCAAGTACTAGCCTTACCATACCCAGTTGCTTTAGGGTTTGATAATCCTACGAATACGAAATATGAATTAGAAGTATCTGTAACGGAGTCAACAAAGTTACTCGCATTTAATATTCTAAATTGATCTGTTACAATTGCAGCCATCTTATCAGCTTTTTCCTATATTTATACTACCCAAGATCCTTTCTGAGAGCACCACTGGATCTAATACCATATGAACGTCTCTGAATGGTTGGGAATGAACTTAATCCAACATTGAGATAATTACCAGTAACAGCAACACCAACTGGTGAAAGTCTAGTTGCTTTACCATCCACATTAGCATTATCAAACTCTAATGCACCCCAAGAGAATCTACCAATATCTCCAGTGGATATTCCAGATGTTGCAGCAATACCAGGAATATGTGCTGCAGTCTGAATTCTACATGTAATAATACCAGTTTGATTATTAAACTTAGTGAAATGTAGAACCTTGTACACATTATCTAGCATACTTGTACCAATACCAACAACTGAATTCTCATGCCCATCAATTGAGGTAACACCAAATGCCACTGGACCCACAGTAGTTCCAGTAATATTAATTGGATAACCAATTTTTAAAGCATTATCACCAGTATTTTCGATATTTTGTCCACTATCACCGTTAGAAATCTGGAAGTTAACATATAATTCACTACCACTATGTGAAGTAGTAATTCCAGTAACAATACCAGAGAATCCTCTTACAGTATTAATACCCGTAATAAGTTCTTTTGTAGGTGTTGTTGGATGTGGAACAATAACACTTGGTGGAGCACTCCATGTATATCCTGCACCAATACTTGTTATACTTGAAACACCACTCAAAGATCCACTTACAACTGGCACAAGAGCACTTGCAATACCAGTGTAAACAGCTTTTCCACCACTGAATGTAACTCCATATCCAGCAGGATAAGCAATAGCAACTTCTACATGGTTTCCAGTGTAACCAGAACCACCATTAGTGACTGTTAATGCACTTATTGTTCCCAATCCAGAAACAGTAGCAGTAACTGCTGCACCCACTCCAGAATCTTGCTGCATAATAAAAGCACCAACCTCTACAATATTAACACTTGTAGCTGGATCTTCTTCTTCATAATTAAAGAATCTTGCATCATCAACATATATTGTTGAAATTCCTGATGAAGGTAAATCTCCAATAACTCTAGCAGTAGGATAAACTAACCCTTCAATAGAATCTCTTGTCTTATAAATCCTCTCACCTTCAATAGTCTTATCAACTTTTTGCTTATTCCAATCTATAAGTCTATAATTAACTTCATCAATATGTCGTCCTGTATACAAGTTAGTTTGTATCTTATCAGAACTAGAAATTCCAGAAATTGTTCTTGTATCTTGTCCTTGGAAAGCACCAGTTGTCTTAAGTTGTATATCATCACCAACTTTCAATGACTCATTAATATCAATATACTTACTATCAGAACCACGAGTTCCTCTATAGAAGAATACAGTAACATCATCACCTTCATTTCCTTCAGCATCAGCACCTTGAGGTGGTCTGCCTAGAATAAATGATGTACCACCATCAAATGTATAATGCTCTCCTGGTTCTTGAATCACACCATTTACGAATATTAATAGAACAGAATTCAAATCAACATCAGGATTAGAAGTTTCAAAACTCAATAAATCTCCATTATACTTAAGTGGGAAGCGAACTCTCTTTCCATTTTGAAGATCTTTAATAGTATCAATGTAATCTAATTCACCAAACTGCCATGCAGCAAATCCATCAGTAAAGGTATCAACTACAGTTAATGAAAATTCTTCTGATAAGGAAGATAGATTTCTGTCAGTAACAAGTCCTACTGGTTTGAATACATCACCAGGTTTAAATCCATATCCAGGTCTGGTTATACTGAAATCATTAACCTCATATGTTTCAATAGCTGATACGGTTCTACTTGCAGGTAATTGAGAAGAATTATGTGTCTTAATAACAGCAGTAACTATTCCAACAAGAGTGTTGATAGAAGATGCAATAGTTGCACACTTAGGATCTGCAGTATCTACAGTTACGGTGTTATCAAATGTTTGTGACTTACTTGTCTGTGATGTGGAAGAAACACCAACGTTAACTGTAACTGAAGAAGTAGTTGTGGATGCAATTGATATCTGTTTCTTATTCCAAGAGAATGGATCGCCTGGACGTGGGTATAATTGCTGTGCTACACCCTGTGGATTGGCAGCATTAGCGTCTCTAGTACACTTAAACCCTAATTTACTGGTTCCAATACCAATACCAGCATTTGCCTTCTTAACGCCAGCAGTTGCTGATACAAATGTATGTGCAGAAGTATCAGGAGATTGTCCAATATTAACCCATATTCTATTTGCTGATACCTGATGAATTGGCAACCATGTACCACTTACAGATGATCTTGATAATGGATAAGAATGTTGAGTAGTATTATTATCTCTAGCACATGTGAATGTTAATGAATTATCATCAATCTTAATATAATCACCAACTGAACAACCATGTCCTGTAATAGTAAGTCTTAAAACACCTGTTGATGGGGCATATGTTGCTGTTGTAGGAGCATTTAATGTGGTTGGTGCAAGGAATCCATGATTAGAACCAACATTAAGTACTAAATCACCAGTTTTAGCATCATATGAAGTTGCTTCAGCACCAGCACCAGCAACTACACTCTTGAATACTAATGGTGATGTACCAACAGTTACTGTCAATACTGTCGTACTACTTACAGTAGCAGTTAATGTAGAACCTGAAGCAGGATCAGTTGCTCTTGGATATGAATGCTTAGTAGCATGTCCATCTCTAGCACATGTGAATACTAATGAATTATCTGCAATGGTTACATTTCCACCATTTGCAACCCCATGAGCAGTAGCAAATGTTAATTGTAAAGTACCTGCAACTGCATCATATACAGCAGCAGTTGGTTTCTTAGAACCATTAATGGCAGTAGAAGAGGAATCTGCTGCAATATATGTGTGAGCATAGTTACCACCAGAAACAACTGCGTTTGCTACTGTGCCACTTGTATATGTGTGAGCATATTGTGCTCCTAGATGCTTATAGATTTTCTCATTTCTCATTGCTCTCTGTGCCATATCTCTGGCTTCATGTAGAGCATAAATTACTTGCTCCTCCTCACCAGTAACAGGTGCAGGGTTAGAATAAACACCAGTTACAAAGAGATTTGCAGCATCATAAGTCTTATCATTACCACCAAACTTAACGTTATGTGCAGTAGCATCTAAAACATCTACTACATCATCAATACAATCTTGTTCTGTAAATCCAGATGGATAACTATAGGATGAGTTAGAACCATTGTTCCATCTATTAAACATCCTTCTTGCTGCCAATTCAGAGATAAATGCACTGTTTGCATCAATTAAATCAGAAGCATCACCTGCTTTATTATTAACTGGTAATGCATCAGTTGGTCCAACTTCAACATCTAATAATAAACCAATTCCAGTATCAGTTGTACTTCCAATACCTCTTCTTGATACACCAACAACTCCCAAATTACTATAAGAAGGTGAAGGAACATTTATACGTGGGTTAACGTAATTCTGTCCACCAGCAGAAACACCAAATACGATGGTTCCACCAGCACCAACAGTTGCTGTAACTGTTGCACCCTTTCCTTTACCACCACCAGAACCAACATTGATAGAAATTGTATCATTATCAATCTTAGTAAGTGCTAAGTTGTTTCCATTAGCAGCAGGATCAGTTGTTCTTGGATAAGTATGCTCACTTCTATAGTTGTCTCTAGAACATGTGAATACTATTGAATTATTAACAAGTTGAACATTACCACTACTTCTTCCATGACTAGGGATAGTTAGAGTTAATTTACCTGTATGTGACTCATATGAAGCACCAGTAGGTGTGAAAGGTCCACCTGAACCAGTAACACAATTAGCAGAACATCTTACAAATCTGTGTGTATATGCTTCATCGGTTACACCAATACCAACAGTACCACGATAACCAGAACCATTAATATCTGTTGTACCAATACCAACTGCAGTAATTGCACCACTTGTATTCAATACAGCAGTTACAGAAGCACCTACTGGTTGTGCATATCCACGTCCAATACTAGAACCAAGAGAAACAATCATTCCTCCTCTTGGTAATTGGTTTTTATTTACATCATAATCTGATATTATTAACTCTCCATTATCATCTGTTATACCAGTAAACTTGATATCAGATCTTCCACTAGGTTGAGTTAATTCCCAATTATTTCCTGTATTATTGGTTGTAGTAGGAGTTTGGAAGATATTATTAACAAAAACAATACCACTACCAGTTTCTATTCCTGTATTATTTGCACCTTCAACAGTTAATGTATATGTTGCACCAATTCCAGTAAACTGTTTTGAGATATTATCATAAACTTGGTTATTTGTATAATCTTGTCTTAAATAGACTCTACCACCAAATGTTGCTCTTGGAGTTGCAAGATTAGTCGTAGGATCAATTACAGTTATATTATTTCCAGTAGGTGCTTCTGTAAAGTTAATCTTACTATCAATAATATTATAAGCACCAAGATAAACTCTTGCAGTTGCAGCATCACTATGAGATGCAGCAGTAGTTCCAACAAATCCTCTCTCAAGTTCAACTAGATTATATGCACCAGTTTCAGTAATTGGTCCAACAGCAGTAGTTCCTAAACCAACTGTCTTAACTTTAGTAAATTCATCATCAATCTTAAGAACATCTCCAGGTAGAATTGAAGAAATACCACTTAAAGAAGCAAATGTATCTGTAGCACTTATAGAACCAAAATTATCTGTTAATGTGTAATTAACTGGTGTATAAGTTAATGGACTTTGTACAATACCATCAAGAGACATAATAGTCTTAGATGCTTTCTTCTTCATGCCCAACTTATGAGCATTTCCTGCACCAGCACTATTAAAGGTAATTGCTGTTCCAGCAGTAGCATTTGATTTACTTGTTGCTAACTGGAATTCATCACTAGTAACTTTAATTGCATAAACGGTTGCTGGTAATACAGAACCATTACTCATTACCATCGATGTTGGTGAAACATTACTAAAAGTAGAACCTGATACGTAACTTAATTCTTCACCTGTTTCAAAGAAATGGTCCTTAATTACAAATGTACCATTACCTAATGTTGCAACAGTTCCTGGATTGAATGTTTTACTGAATATATCAATACCATTATGTGTTAAATCAAACTCAGTAACATTAACTCTAGCACCATTGATACCATTAAAGGCAGAAGTAAGATGTCTTTCACCAACTGTTCCAAATACATGATCTTGAGGTATATTGACTAAATCTTGTTCTGTTTGGATTAATTCACTATATGCTTGTACTAAAACTACATCATTAATACCAGAATCAGGGTAGAACTTAAGAATGATATTAGAACCACTAAATTCAGATCCAAATGTACCTATACCAGTCTCTCCACCAATTGATAAGAATGGGAATTGTGTAGTATAAACATCTCCACCATTATGAACTGATAATAGTTGATGTAATGCTGATGTATTACCATAACCAACCTTAACAATTGATTTAATACTAGTTACATCTGTTTTAGTAGTACTAAAGATTGTAGTAGGGGTTGCAGGAGCAAGGGTATATGCAAACTTACTTTCATATCTTGCTGTCTCTTCAGTACCAGCAGATTGTCCAGTTGTAAGGAATCTATGTGTTCCAATACCAGAAGCTGTTGTACCAAAACCAACTACTCTAGATCTAACAAGAACAGGATTTGCTTCTGTACTATTAGTAAAGTTAACTTTAACAACACCAGAACTTATACTTCCACCAAAAGTACCAATAAAGTTTCCATTAGCACCTTCTTTGTTATCAACATAGAAATCTGAAATATATGTGTCAGTTCCATCTTGATCAACATATAATTCAACATATGTTGTGTCATCAGTTAATTGGTTTATAACTTCAACATTTGCAAAGAATCCTTCATTATCAACTACTTGTGCAGAAATAATTTCAGCAGTATTTCCTATACCAACATTACTAGTTGTACCAGTTAAAGTAACAAATCCGAATGATGTATTACCTGTTCCAGCAACATTACTAACAAATTGATTCCTAATAAGTTTAATATCATAATTGTTGTTATATGGATCCTCTGGATCAAATCTTAAATACCCTTTACCATCCGCACTATATCCAGAAATATCACCTAATCTTGTAACCTTATAGTTATTATTAGAACCAGTAGTTGCAATTCCAACAGAACCCTTTTCAAAAGTAAATATATCACCACTATTATCAGTAAGTGTTATAACTTCAGTTACTTGTCTCTCATCATTATCTGGGTTAACAAGTTGAACCAAATATCTGTTATATCCAGCACCAAGAGCAATTGTATCAATATTAGCGTATAGATTTGGTAATGGATCTGCTTTTGAGAAGAATGGTCCAATATCATCTATTTTTAATACACGGTTTGTTTCACAATTAATATAATCAGATAATCTCTTATTTTGGAATTTAACATACCTAGACTTGGTAGAAGTAGCATCTAAGTCTATACCAAAGTCAAAGTTACTAATAGTATCAACTCTCTTATCACTAATAATATCAATTAAAGCAACACTTCCTGAATCACTAGGAGTTTGTACAGTAATATTTGTTGTAGTTGTTATTCCTGTATCAGCGAAGTTCTTTAATCCAGTTGTATGTAAAAGTCTGTTTACTGGGTTAGATAATTCCTCATATTCAATAGGACTTTGAATAGCATAAGAAAGATTCTGATAGTAATCATTATCTGGAAGAACTTGATGATCTTCATCTAATTTTCCAGTATCATTAGACCAACCATAATCTCTTCGTAGAGAATAATCTATTTTAAATATTGCTTTATTCTCTACAACTTTTTTAATTGTTGCAACAGTTCCAGATTCCGTACCTCTAATTAAATCACCTACTTTTAATTCGTAAGTTCCTCTAACTTTAATTTGATCGCTTAAATTTAAAGTTATATACAAGTCCTCAGAAATATATGTTGAACCTTGTAAAACTTGAAGTCTTTCTTCAAGAATGAAATCTAATGGTGTTTGTGTTACTTTAAATGTTGGATAATCAGACTCTTTAACTATAGTTGCAAATCCATTTTGATCTGTTTTTGCAATTCCAGGATAACCTGTTGTTGCTTCTCCAAGATTAAATTTAACTTTAAATGGGTTAGCATTAACAATTGAATCTACAGGGAAGAATGCATATCCATAATCAGCAGAGTTAAATCCTGAACCACTACTTGTTGTACCAATACCAGTAGAAGAGAATCCTGCTAATTTTTCAATACCTTCAACAAAAACTTGATCAGAAGCAGAAAATGGTGGAACAGAAAATCCATTAATTGGTGTAGTTAATGTACATGTAACAATACCAGATAATGATGTTTCTACCTTTTCAATACCAATAGAATTGGTATTATTAATTGTACGAACTACATTAACAGTATCTGATAAACCTCTTGGAGACTGTAAAATATTAATCTTAGAAATTGATGAACCCTGCAATTCTGCTGTCATGAATCCATCAGTGTATATCTCACCAGTATTTGGATTAACAACTACAACATCTGGTGCATAAGTATATCCTGAACCACCAGAAACTATATTTACATCTGATATTACATTTCTGTCTACTACAGTAATGCTTGGCGAAATAAAGACTTCAGGATTTAATGTCTTATCTCCAGAATAATCAAATCCAGGATCTTGTATATCAACTTCTTTTATTCTACCAACAGTTGATGACTGAGGTATAATATCAGCATTTAATCCTGCAGTAGATTTAATTTTAGTAAACTTAGGTAAACTCTTATAATTAAGTCCACCTGAAGTAATACGCATAGCGTGAACACCACCTCTAGCAGTCGTAGAAGGAGTTGTATAGTCCATAAGACTAGATGTGTCACCTGTATAACTTAGAGACTCTGGAACCCCTTTTAGAGATAGTCTGAAACTAGTCGTACCTACACCAGCAACACTATATGTTCCATCATAAACACTTGGAGTAAAGATTATTTCAGAATTATTTGAAACATCAGTATCTGCAGTGCTAATAAATCCACTCCTTTCTAAAGTGTAGAATAACTTAGATGGAAGTGTTGTTGAATAAGTTAATGTTAATGCTGCACCAACATTTCCTGGTTTTACAATACTACGTTCAACATTAAATTCTGTAATAGTACCACCAACAGAAACTAATTCATTATCAAAAGCATCATCATAGAATAATCTCAAATCATAATCTGCTAGACTACTATCAGAAAGATCAAATACCAAATTGTTATTATCAATTACTTCAAGTTGAGGATTAATCTTGGAAAGTTCATGTCCAATAATTCCACCAGGTGATGCTGTAACAGGAGCAGAAAGATCTAATATTGTTGGAGGTTCTGCAATGGAATCTAAACGTGTAGATGATAGATTAAACTTATCATCATCTATTCTATAAACGTAATATGCACCTGTTCCCAATCCAGTTATTGGTTGAACATTTGTAGTGTTATAGAAAACTTTATCGCCTGTTTTAAACCCATGCGAAGTAAGAGTTATTTCATTTTTAGTTGCATTTAGTACAGATTCAGTAAATGTTGTTAATCCTACTGTAATCTTATCGTTTTCAGCATTATAAGCAACTTTTACAGCAGCAGAATTACCAACACCAATAGATCTCTTAGATTTTAATGATAGATTAATTGTATCACCATTTAATAATCCATGTGCAGTCGTAACACCAACTATAGAAGTAATTTTTTCAACTCTTGCAGTTTGTTGAGTATAACCAGATTCAATATAATACTTCCAATCTCTTACATCACCATTTGGAGTAAATGCTCTGAAATATAGTCCAGAAGTGTTAAATCCTACTGCAGTAGTAAGTCCAATATAATCTTTACCCTTATTGACAATATACATTGTCTGAGATGAACCACTTACAGGTAAAGCTGTAGTTGCATTGTCAGGTGATGTACTTACAAGTATATTTTGCCACCCTGCATTAGTTTTACTGAAAGTTACCTGTTGATTATGGGTAAATTTATGATCTGGAAGATAAATGCTCTGATATGGGACAGATAATGATTCTACTGTATTACCAACCTGGAATTCTCTGGAAGCATCTCCACCAGCAGTAGTTCCTAAACCAACAGCTTGTGTAGGGTTAAAGTATACCTTTTCGTTAACTTTAGAGTCAAATTGTTTTACACTAACTGGTAAAGTAAATGTATCAGCAATCTTAGAGATTAAGGTAGATGCTGTATGTGCAGTACCAGTATTTGTACCTCTAACTACTCTTACAACATTTCTATTTCTGAATACATTAAGAACAGAAACCAGTTCAGGAATTGTACCTATACCAACTGTAGATCCAACAGATATATTATTTGGCATTGATGATACGTAAATATCAGTTACCATACCCACAGTTGTGTTAGAAGCAACTGGAGCAGTTAAATAAGCAGATTCTGAAGTAACACCTATCTTATGTGACTTAGTTAATCCAGCAACATAAGTAGATAATCCAGAAATAACAATATTGTCTTCATCTAAGAATCCATGAATTGAACTTGTCTTAACAGTAACTTGACTAGAATTATCCCAAACTATTAATGAGTCTTGGAATGTTTCGACAGTAGTATCAATACTTCTTATTGTTTTACCTTTCAAATCAGAAACGTAAGCATTTAATCCACCACCCTTTGTTCCTGTATTATCAAATTCTGCAATATCATTAATAGCATACTCACTACCAGATTCATTAACTATCAATTCATCAACAGAACCTTTACTTACAGATTTAACTACACTTCTTTGTTGTATAGTTTCATATGGTTCAGAAATAAAGTCATTATTAGCAGTTAAATCCTTAGATTTATATGGGAAGGTATTTCTAATTAAATCAGAATCATTGAAATTGAAACTCTGATCTACTTTTTGTTCAACTAATGGTGATCTATAAGAATCTCCAATAAAATACGGGAATTTTGGTTCTCTTGTTATTGTTGTTATACCTGCAAAATAAGCATAAACACCATTAGGATATTCGGGAGTTTTTGTATATCTACCATTATGCTCATCAAGATCTCCAGAACCATTATATTTGTAGTCCTCAACAAAGAATCCTGCACTAAATCCAGAAGGTCTATCTACAATATCACTAGAAGATAGTACATATCCAGTATTAAGATATTTTAGAGCAGAGTTTTCATCATTTGGATCTGAGTAACCATTGGGACCATATATTGGATTTCCATCATATGCCCAACCAATAATTGGTGAATGTCCATCTAAACTATCACCAAAATTACTTTGAGCTATTGCTGTAGAATGTCCAACAAATCCATAAGCAAGTTTATCATTATTTTCAGTTAATATCTCATTACCAAATCTTCCAGCATTACTTACAGTCAAAGATCTAATATGAGATTCAATATAAGCATTAGAACCAACTGAAGTTACAGCAACACCAGTATTTGCAGCATAATTAACACCTGGATTTATTATAACAACATCAACAATTTTTCCATCTTCAATAATTCCTCTTACTTTTGCACCAATACCAGAACCTATACCAGTAAATGTGAAATCTGGTGAAGAAGTATACTCCAAACCACCATACTGTACTTGAACTTTATCAACTTTTCCACCTACAACAATTGGTTTAAGTTCAGCATCTTTACCACTCTTTACAGTTACAATTGGATTTTTATCAAAGTTTAATATATCCGAACCATATCCATTTCCTTTGTCATATAAGTATGCATCAATAATTTCACCCCTAATTGATGGAGTTGCAGTTATTACACCAACAGTAGATGCAATAGAAGCATTAACAGTTAATACAATATCAGGATATGCGAAGTTATGATATCCAACACCACTAGATGCTAAACTTACATAATTTTTTCTTGTAAAGTTGGATGTTATTGTTCCACCAACACCTGCACTTGCAAGTCTGAATGAATTATCATCAACCTTAATAACATGGTATTGATGTGCTGTTGTTAATCCACTTATTACTGTACCATCAGCAGAATATACAACTGCATCACCATCATCAAATCCATGTCCATCAAAATTAATTGTATCTGATATTGTGTTTACTCCTACAGGATCAACAATCAGTTTCCTATTAGTATATCCAGAACCACCATCAAGAACTTTAATTGCTCTTAAAGTTTTAGTAAGTCTTGCTTTTTTAAATTTATGAATTCCTTGTGTATTAGCATTAAGAGGTACTATACCAGTTCCAGCATCTAAATCACCAACACTTGTATAAAGTTTAATTGTTTTACTACTAACAATTTCTGGATAATAAATTGAATTATTAGTTAATCCAGTTGTACCAATTCCAAGAGCAGTATTACCATTAGAATCATAAACAAGTTCTTCTCCTCGAACAAAATTATGATCTTTAGTAAATGTAACGCTATTATTAGATAAACTTAAACCACCACCATATAAATCTGCTCTACAATCAAATTCAACTTCACGCTGCCTAAAACCAGTCATTGGTAAGAAATTAGCACCAGATCCATTACCACCAGCAATAGTAACAGAATCTACTGAATCAACATCAAAATCTTGAGGATCTACTAATACCTCCTTAACACTACCACTTACAACAGGTTGTATCTTAGCAGTTACACCTGCTCCAGCAGCAACCGTTATAGATGGTAAATTAAGTACATCATAATCTTTTCCAGCATTATATACATTAATTTTTTCAATTGGACCATAATAAACTTTATCTAAAGACTTATAGTTAAATATTTCAACACCATTAATCAACATTCCAGTAGATCCTGGAATTGTTTTGGTACTAGTACCAGACTTTAAATTTTGTGAAGATGGAAATTTCTTAAGAAGTGCTTGTGGAGAAATAGAATCATCTTCTTGTCCTGCAAGAATAAAGTCATGATTATTAGTACCATTTGCCTTAAATCCTACAGAAGTATCAGCAGCAATTAATGCTAATGATTGGTATAGTTTAATCTTACCACCACTAAGAACCTTTACATAGTAAAATCCTTCAGATATTCCTTCTAAACTAACAGTTTCTGGTTTATAATAAACTTTATCACCTGTAATAAAATCAAGAACAGCTTGTGGGAATGATATAGTAGTAAACTTCTGAATATTAGCATCAAAATCCTGCAATGCAGTTGATGTTGATGTGTCTATACTATACTTAACAGTAGATTCTGTTATATCATAAGAAGGTAATGAGTTTGATGCAACGTAAAAAGATTCATCATTTTCATTATAAACATTCTGAATATCTGCAATAACTTTATTCTGTCCATATGTTATAGGAGTTCCAGAACTAGTTGCAGTATTTACTTTTCTCCTAATTGTATATGTTTGAGTAGGATCGTAATTAAATCCACTAATATTACCAAGAATTACCTGTTTTAAAGGTGCGTTGATAACCTGCACTATTCCATTTGAAAATCCTATATTCTCAGTAGTTCCTAATAAAATATCAATTCTATCACCAACTTTTAATTGTGCCTTATCTATTGATGATTTTAATGTAATTGTAGATGAACCAGTATTAATATCTTCTATATCAAATCTATTACTAGTATTGTAAATCCAAGAATTAGCAAATATTTCTTTGTTGGTTTTATCTACTTCAGGATTTTGAATTCTTTCACCGACATTTTTTACAAATAAAACCTGTTCTTCTGAAGTATCTAAGATATCATTAACTAATTTAACATCAGATAATACACCACCAAGACGTATTTCTACCCTTTTAGTAGTATCTCCATCTTCATAACCATAAAATACCTCATTAGTTCTTATCTCATCTGCTGTACCAATACCTGAAACAACTCCAGAACACCCCAGAAACTGGTTAACAGTCTTATCGGTATATGTAATGGTATTTGTACCAGCAACAAGGGTTCCAGTAGCACCAAACCCTACAGTAGAATCAACTGTAATAATAGAATCAGATACTGCAACAGGGTTAATTACCTTACTTTTTGGTTGAACTTCCCAAGTACCTTCAATTAGAGCATTATCATCATAACCAACAAACAGTCCAATCTTATAATAAGTCTTAATTCCAGACCTTGTAAAGACTTCAACTTCAGAAACAGAACCCTGAGTAGCATCATCTGTAGACTTTCTAATTGTTTGTCCAACTAATTTTGCTGGATTTCCAGAAATTCTTTCAGCAACTACTATTTCTCTACGTAAAAACTCTGCCGAGGAGGGTTTGGGGAGGTAATTTTCAAGATCAATAACTTTAGGATCTACACCATACAGTACATTGAACAGAATTCTAAAGGATTCTTCAGTACCTTTTGTTTCATATAAGGTTCTTGCTTCTTTAATAAAGTTATTGACATCAAGATTTGACTGAAAATCAACATCTTCCAGTCCTGGAGTATAAGTATATTTTAATTTTCTATAAAAATCTTTTAAAAATAGAGCACTTAAGTTCTGAACTTTAGTAGTTGCAGTATGAGTTGCAGCACTTGTATCACTGAAAATTAATTCTTCAGCATTTAAGTCAGTTCTATAACTGGTAATTCCACTAAATCCACGTATAACACCAGTAAATGTATTAGTTGTTAGTCCAGTATATGTAAAAACTTCATCATCAATCTTAAATAAACCATTCTCATTAGGAAATCCCTTAGTAGAATACACTTGAACAGTGGTATCACTAGTGGAAATATCAGAATATAGAGTAGTTTCACCAGAAATTACCTCTGGAGTAAGATTATCAACCTTTAAATATTGATCCAGATTAACGGCAATATCAGCAGCACCACCTTGATGTTCTTGAGAAAGGTAATATTGCTTTAAAAAATCTACTGCCTTTGGACTTTCAGAGAGTACAAATTCAGGCAGCTGATTTTCTATTATCTGCTGAACAGATACTCTCTTTTCAAACCCAGTTTGTATCATTCTTTATATCCTCTTAAGTTCTCCATTTAAGTAGCTGGAAGTTGTCTTATACCCGATACCAGATATCTGTTCACCAGAAGTAATCGTATCCTTAATCATATTTATTGCACTCTTAGAAACGGAAAAATCTAGGTATAAATCCGATAATCCGATGACATCATTAGATTCTGGGACTGCTTGTACCTCAATTATGTTGTTTGGTTCAACTGTAGATGTAATATTTACAGTATTAATGATAATTTCACCCTTAATATAGTCTACAGTACCAGCAGATTTGGTAACAACAGTGTTTTTACCTTCTTCTTGTGCCTCTTTTACGATAGAAATTACACCTGTACCATCATCTCTAGGAGTATCGGTAAAATAACAGATGTCATTACTACCAGCAATCTTAAATCCAGTACTCTTTATGTTAAATCCAGCATTTGTATGGTGGAATTTGTTACCATAACATAACTCATATTGAGCATAAGTGTTTATAAGTGCTTTCAAATTCCTTCTAATAATCACTCTAGTAATATTTGATGTAATAGCACTATCAACATCATCAATTACCTGACAAACTTTACTGTATTTGAACCTTCCACCAAACTTATTGATGTTAGATTTCTTAAATGCAGTCAAAGTATTGGTAATTCTTGACTTTAAATCCTCAATATTACTTACTTTAGTAGTATCATAGTAGACTGCAGAGTCTATTTCGACAAAAAGTACCTTCAAATCAGTAATTTGCTGATTTATACCTGAAAGTGAGTACTGTTTTAACTTTGAAAGGATTGTACTCCTATCAAAATCAGAAATATAGTCACCATTTTTAGGTTTTATACTTATAATTACGTTTCCAAACTGTGGAGGATCCAATTCTTCACCACCAACAACAGAAACTGACTCTGTATTAGGGTAAATGTTCTGAATTATTGCTTCATAGTCCCTTGCAGTCACCGCACGGTACTGAGAAGAGTAAATTCTAGGTGCAAAATACTTAATTGAGTCAACAGATTCAATATCAGCACCATTTACTGCATTTTGAGAGGTTGTAATTTCAATAGAATTAGTCGGAACCTCAATATTTCCATTATCATCTCTAAATCTACCTGAAAAAGCGAAATTAGATGCTCCATTCCCCTCTTTTCCATCTGTAATGATGTATGAGACATCAATTACGTTACCAGTTTCTAATTTTTTACCAAAAAACCCGTCTCCAAACAATAATTCATACTTTTCATCCTGAACTTCTTGTAAAAAGTAGACTTCAGAGGATGTATCAATCTTTAAGATGTTATCTGAGACTTGATATTCCCTTCCATCTGATATATCGTTACTAGAATCACGAACTCTGACTACAATAGTCGCAGAATCAATAAATGAGTTGTCTAAAATGAATCTTTGGTCCAAAGAACCGTCTACAACAAAGGATTTCTGTAAGAATGTACCTTGATAAACTGTAATATTGTCAAAAGTCGCATTTTGACTTGAATCAACTGTAGTAACTATCTTCTCTGGTATTGAAAAGACGAAATTTGTGTCATTTGAGCTACCTACACAAACTAATCCTGCCTCTAAGTCTAGTGTACTTGTCTGTGTATCTGCTATAGTGACACTAAATGAGACTTCTGCCTTTGCAGCAGCACGAGAACGTGGTACATACCCAATATTCCTTGCAAGTGATACAACGTTCTCTCTGAGGGTTGCAGAGTCCAAGAAAGACTCATTAACAGTCATATTAGAGTTGAATGCAGTAATATAAGTGTTATATGCTAGGGTATCAATTAGGACTGAGAAGTTAGAACCCTCAAAATCAAAGTCAGTAAAGTTAGAATTAGCACGAAGGTAATCCTTAATCTGTACTTTTATTTGATCGAAATCAAGATTAGTAAACTTAGTAATAGGCATATTATCTGGTTGCTTCTAATAGGAACGAAAACTCTTGGGTTGGAAACTGTTGTCCTACAATATCAAATTCGACATACACTTCAAAAGAGTTATTATCAGGTTGTGGATCCACATATACTTGTAGGTTCTCAACTCTAGGTTCATAGTTGTCAACAACGCTTTCTATTTCCGATTTAATAACTTCAGCAGTACCAAAGTCAACAAAGTTAAATAGACTACTGCGTACATTAGAACCTATATCGGAACTAAAGAAACGTTCGGTAGGAATAGTCTCTACAAGGTTCCTTACAGAGCGTATAATCGCACGTTCGTTCTTTAAGACAGGTATATCTTTTGTAATTGGGTGGGCATTAAAGGATAGACTAATATCTTTAAATCCTCTAGAAACCCGTTGTACTGCCATTAGGTCAATAGTTTTCTTACGTTTATTTATAAGCGATATTTAGAAAAACAAAAAAACGCCTCTTTCGAGACGCTTCGTAGGTTATTTTCCCTGTCCTCTGTACCTTTTACGAGTCGAGTTACGGGAGGTAGCGGCATATTTTGTGTGCTTGCCCCTTCCTTGACGAGTTTTTTTCGGGGTTGATTCGAGTTCCTCTCTTCCCCATGCACCAGTCGTTGCTTTTGCCATGTTATTCTTTAGTGATTTTCTTAGTAACCTTCTTAACGGTGTCCGAAGGTAATAATGCAGTTACTACTATACCTAATAAAACGGATAGTAATATCTTAGTGGACAGTAATTGTAACACAAAGATTACCAATGTGGCAACACCGAATATCTGCCATTTGTCTTTAATGTAGTTAATCACCTTCTCAACGGTGATGGTTGACTTAGCAGCCATTAGTCTTCCTCCAAATAAGTTTCAGTAATAATATCATCGGGATGTGGAGTACCTGTCTGATAATACTCTATCGACAGATCCTCCATAAATCTGAAGTACTCTGATTCTGATAAATCTGAGAGTAACTCCTTACCCTTTACAGTGACTTTATATAACTCTCGTCTTTTCATGTCCTACTCTTACACGAGGATCACACCATATTTCAAATCCTGCTTCGATTGCATCTAGACAGAAAGAAACGTCTTCACCACACATATCCTGTACTTCACCAGATTCAAAGACTTGCATCTTAGGAGCAAACCAAGGATACTTCATCTCTTCATGTTCCCATACACCATGCTTGATTAGCAACCAACCGAATCCAGCATAATCAACTGTAAATGGTTTCTTACGCTTAGACATAGTTTCTAGTGTTTCATGATTCATGACTCCACCATTCTTACGGAAGTCATCTTCTTCCATCCAGTGTGCAACAGAACTAGTTTGTCCATCTTCTGTACAATACCAACCAGATGCTATATCTTGATCCATAAGAACTAACTTATAGAATGCTTCTGTGTTAAAAACTATATCAGAGTCAATCCATAACTGATAGTCATACTTTAACTTACCATCCCAAGGTTTCTGATCTGGACCTCTGAGTACATTCGCTCCTAGACACTTACATCTAGCGAAGTTAACCATAGAAGAATAGTCTTGAGATATTTGTATCTGTCCACCATTCTGTACTATATCGAAACAGAGTTGTACGAAGTTCTTTAAGTAAGTATATGATACTCCTCTTCCTGGTAGGCAAAAGACTACGCTCTTACCCCTAATCATTTCCTTTGCTTTATCAAAATCCCATTCAGGTTCTTTCTTTGCTTGTGCAGCAATAGGAGTCTTTGCTTTAACAGTAAATCCTTTAGCCATAATGTCTTGTAATTACGTTTCAATTATACATCAGAATATGTATAATGTCAATAAGATGCTTCAATATATTTTTCGTTCGGTTGTTCCCCTATCTCTGTATATGTTAACTCGTCTTTATAGTATGAATGAAACAATCTTCCCCATATAACCTTAAACTCCCTTTCATCAAGATCTTTGAATAATACCTCGTTATTCAGATAGACATGATAGGTTTTACTCATCTGCATCTGTGATAATGACTTCATCCGAATCTATATTGAACTCTATCGGGGCACCTTCATACCAATCCATATCATGAATCACCCACTCAGGTATAACAGTATAATACTCCCCAGTTATTGTGTCAACCTCTACAGTCGTTTTTTCATGATCGAATTTTTTTTGCATAGCGGTTAACGAGGATTCTGTTTTTCTCTTCTGTGGGTATATAGTACTAAAAATTTTTTCGCAAATTTTTTTATATTAAAAGGAATTTATATCTCGCTTCCGTAACACTTTGTAGGTTAGGGGAGTCATCGATTTTTAACATATAAGGGGCATAATATAATATAACTGTGTATACACCAACGCATGGCTATTGCATCACTATATGTTATTAACTGTTATATGCCTATTTGTTATTAACTGTGTGTATGCCTGAATGAAAATTAGCATATGCAAATTGTCTTCTATTAATTAACTTATAGTCTCCTAATTTGCTATGCATTGTATAACCCTCCCCCTGCACACAGTTGTTGTTAATATATGCAGCGAAATCGCATTCATGGCGACATTCATGTAATGCATCTAATTTGATTCGCATTACTAACAAATAGAGTTCACACAGTTGTTTATACTTACCGCCCATAAATGTCTCTGGCACTATATCTAACTGTGTGCGTATGTGAGTATTAATTTCCTTCTTAAATACCTTCGCCTCTTTATCACTTAGGAACTGCACAGTTGTTGATAATGAACGGGCGAAATCTACAAGGGGTTTTGTGTTAACAAAGGAATTAATACTTTCTCCTATAGGTGAACCAAACCCCGCCCTAATATATGCCCTTGGTTGTACAAAACGACAGAAGGAATTACCCTTTAATTGTTTACACATAGGGGACGCAATCGCATCACGCAATGTTGTATCTGACGTATAGAAAGTATGGGGTGCTACAATGATATTTTCCGTAACGTAATTATCGAACTTATATGTTATCGTATTTGGGGTAAATTCATCAACGAAACTATCACCGAATCCGATGAAATCACCCTGAATAATGTTGTTAGTATGTGGAAGATATTTAAAACACTGATGTAAGATAGAGGCGACATTTCCACTGTGATTCTTATCAATATCCTCATGCGATTCGTTAATCTTAATTAATCTTTTATTAAATACGGATTTCGTGCCAACGAAGAAATTTCCCGTTTCTGGATTACGCCCCCAAACAATAGCGGGTGCCCCGTCAATCTTTAGCGTAACGTGGCACCACATTAAAAAAGCATCCAACACGGATAAATCACCTGTGAGGATGCAGTCTTCGGGGTGCTCAAGATGTAAGTTCTTTGTCATAACGAATCGAGGGAAAATTCTCTATACATGTATTGTACCAATAAAAAACCCCCTAATGGGGGTTTTGTGTGCCACTTTACGAACTGGTTACGCTACCTCTAAGTGGTTAGCGTCAACGAGTATCATACCATCCCAAAAATCAGCAGTCTCATCAGCGAATGACACGAACCAATCAAAGTTTTTTTGGAATACCCGTGCCCCGAATTTGACTTCCTGGAGAATAGCGTTTAAACGTGATT